AAGGTGGGAGCAGGCATTTTAATAACAAGAGGTAGATTGAAGAAAATGCAAAAAAAATGGATTGTCCCCAAAAAAAAGAACAATCCACTGTTTCGACAGATTTAGATACTTAGGTTAATCTTAAATATTGTTTAATAACAAAATTTTCATCTATAGGATATTGACGATTATATTGCCCTCGTAAATGAATTGTACCATTCAAAGCCTCATTTTGTATCGAATCATATTTTTCACTATCGACAACGGTACATAGTTTTTCAATTTTAGTAGGTTTGTCTTTTGCCAAATATTCTACAAGATTAATAGGGAAAAGCGGTATTAAAAAGTGTTCGTTGGGGCATAAATGTATATTGCCGCTTACGTCACTACTACGAAGGTTTGACTGTATATCTTGATAATTCGAAAATAAATCATCGAAATCGGAACTTATCCTCCACTGTATACTGTATGCAGTTCGCAGTCCGGCATTGATTATCTTTATCGAATAAAGGTTTTCATGGCAAAAAATGCTGTAAACCAATCGAGGCCTTTCATCGTATTCGCGTCTTTTATCTTCTTTACGCCACCGTTTTCCATTGTAATATATAGTAACAAATGTAGCTATTGCCATTAATGCTGTGGCTATGGCACTTATTGCTGTCCATATATTACTAACATAATTATCCATAAATGACTATGTTATCCTATTTTATTCGACTTTTCAACATTGCATTTTTGGCAAAGCAACTGCATGTTCTCTAATGTGGTCGCCCCGCCTTTTGAAAAAGGTATGATGTGATCGAGTTGTAAGTTTTGTGTGGATCCGCAGTATACGCATCGGCCACCATCACGCTTATATACTGCATCTACTATTTCCCTGGGAATTGGCGGCCGCTTTGGCTCATCACCGAATAGTTCTCCGCTGTCGATCAATTCTTGCCGTACGATTTTTTCAAGTTGACGTATGCGATATTTTTCTTTAATACGCGCGGCGATCTCGGCTTTTTCACGCTCTTCTTGTTCTTGTTGAAACAATATCCTCTGTCGTTCCTGCTCTTCTGCAGACAGGGAAGCTCGATGATAATCACCTGCCGCAAGGTATTTTTCTAACGATGTAATATTATCAAAATATACTTTTCGAGGATTGATACCCTGTTGTTGACCAACGATGCCAGCACTCTCTAATTGCATCATAATGCGCCCAGCCCGATTAAATCCAACTTCAAATTTTCGCTGAATTTCTGTTGTGGATATGCCTCCATTATTGACTGCATATCTTGCTACTTCCTCGAATAGCAAATCATATTTTATGGGAGCTGGTTCTTCGAAGTAGTAATCCATCATGTATAAAATTTGTTTGTGCTATTGAAATAATCCGAAGTTTTTATGTTTTGGTCTGCGGGCGCCCCGGTCATTTTTAAAGGAGACCGTAATCTCCTTTAAATGTGTAGCTCGATTATATGGAGCTTATTTTGGGTGGTTCTATTTTATCATATTGCTTCCGCTCTAATGAAGATGGCATAAGGCTAATTAGAATACCGCTATGCCTCTTTTTTTTGGGCGACATCGCCCTTGCTTTTCGCTCTCTCTTCTCGGTACAGGTCAATTAAAGCCCCGTTTTGCCGAATCAACTCCTCGTTTTGCCGGAGTAGTGAATCTAAGAATCTCTCCATAGTTTTTGGGTTATTTAGTTCAGTTTTCGGTGGCGTGACGTCTTCGCCTCCTTGGCTGACAGGTTGGTCGGTAGTTTTGAGCATGGGCTCTTCTTCGTATAGGAGCCAGTTTCTATTGATGTCAGGAAATTTGTTTAGAATTTTAGAGATTCTGTCAGGGCGAGGCATTTTGCTCCCCTCTTTAAAATATCCATTTGAAAGCCCCGCCTGTCTCTCAAATTGCGAAACAGAAATCCCTTTATACTGACAATACGCTTGGATTCTCTCTTTAAGGGTCATGATATCAGAGGCTTAATATTATTTTAAAATCGTATAAATATTATTTATGCAAATATTCTAAGAAAATCATCGAATTCTTAGAATTATATTCTATATTTGCAATGTGAAACCCACAAAGCTGATACAAATATACGATTTAAGATGAAAAACGCAAGCGTGGGGACTGAATATTTGACGATTGTACCTTTTTGAAGGTATTGGTTCTTTGAAATAAGGTAGGGAGTAAAATTTAGAGAGGGCGGGATACGCCCGCCCTCTCAGAGTTATTTGCTGATGGGCTTAACCGTCGTTCGGACGGTCGTGCGCACCTGCGTCCTAACCCGGATGCGGATTTTTGGCATGATGCAAAATGTTTAAGGGTTAAACATCAGAGCTTGCGCCCTTGCTCGCTTTGAGCCCCCTTTATTCCCATTGCGAGCGCATATACCCTCCGCTTATAGCTCGGTTTTACTCCTACCTTATTTATTGGTTCTTTGATGTCAGGTTTTTTATGGTTTCGGCTTGAAGGCGGATAGTCTCCTGCTGACTGGAAATTAGCTCTAAAAGGTTGGATAGTGACGCATCGGATTTCGATTTAGCGCGCATATCACCATTGCCCGTAAGCAGCCAGTCACGCGATATTTGCAAGTAATCTGCAATCACTTCCACAGTCTTAATACTGGGCTTTGTTGTTGAATTTGCGAAAATACGGCTTAATGTCGCCTGAGATACATTGGTCTTAGCGGAAAGTTCATAAGGTGTAATGCCTTTTTCTTCAATTACTTGCCGCAATCTTTCTCCGAAACTCATAAATTAATCATCAAATTACTTGCAAATTAATTTCAATATGCTTACAATTTGCATTGTGAAAACGAACAGTTAAGGCAAATATACAGTTTATAAGGGACAACGCCAAGGTAAAAGTCGGATAATTTGAAGACTTACCTTGAATAAGGTAATAAAAACGGACAACGCGATGAAAGCAACTTACGACAAATCGAAGATCATGAAGAACGCCTGGTATCTTAAAAAGGTACAGCCGGGCAAGAGTTTCGGGGAGTGCCTGCGCAAGGCTTGGCGCAACGAGAAGTTGGCGATGCTGACCGCGAAGATCGAGAACCGCCCGACGGAGCAGCCGAAGGCCACGGAGTACCGCCCCGAACTGCTGAAAGTGCCGACAGGTTTCTATGGTGTCCGAGGAATGTACTATGGTGACTAAAGCACGATGCAATATGAACGAAGTAATTCAATCGACTGACCGCTTGACGGCACTACTCGAGGAGCAGGCCGCCTGCATTGAGCGGATCATGGCAATACTGGACAAATAATATGAATATGAATACTGCAAATCAGCGCGCTATAAAGTTGCCGTTCCAAGAATATGTTTCTACACTTGGGAAGACTCGCAAAAGTAAGTTGTGGGCAGAAATTCGGCTTGTGACAGGAAAGGACAAGACAACAATATGGCGCTGGGCGCACGGACGCACCCGTCCTGACAAGTCAGACAGGGATAACATAGCATTCTGTGTATATAAATTCTCTGAAAATAGGTTACCCGGCGACGCATTATTCCCAGAAGATTATCCATACAAAGGTACCCATGCAAAGGTTAAATAACGTAGAGTTTTTTAACTCACCCGAAGGAGAGGTGCAGATCCGCGATGAAAAGGGAGTGCGCACCTACATGGAAGAAGATAAATAGCTTACGGATGCTTTGTTCTCGGTCATTGAGCTGGATTACCCCAAGGCATTCAAGGCGTTGTCGGAGATTTACAACAAGAGTAAAGCGAACGCCCCTTACTTCAAATACAGGTGTGCCCACCGATTCATCCGCTGCAACTTCGGGATGTATGATAAAATACCCGATATGGACGAGTTCGGCCGGTTCAACTTCGAGAATGTTGCTTGTCCGCTGGTGGGGGAGTGCAAATACTATAAAGTAATCTGTAACCCAGAGTTTAATACTAACCTGACAATGCGGGAGAAAGAGATTGTCCGCCTCTATAAAGAGGGATGTAAGACCGAACGGATTGCCGAAATACTGTCACTCTCCCAGTTGACGGTCGAAACACACAAACGAAACGCTATGCGTCGCACAGGGTCGACAACGCTTGCCGAACTCGTGATATGGGCTAACAACCACGGACTTTAAACACAAAAAAAAACTCATAAACCAAAAATAAAATAGTATGGAAAATTTACTGCAATGCAAGGGCAAGAAATTCAAGGCCAACATCTACAACATCCCAGTTGAAGGGCGTATTCAGGTAGAGTAAGGGAGTATTTATCTATGCCAAAATGTGAAGGATGGAGCCGATTGCGAAGACAAATTAGGCTTCAAATGCAGTTGGCACATCGAGGATGGTAGCGAGATGGCACTCATCAAAAACAACGTTTCAAATCTTTGTATCCACCCTTCGACGAAAGAAGAGGCCGAATCTTTCAAGGATTGGCAGGTAGGGGATAAGCTTGTATACGAATCAAACACTTGGGAGGTGATTTTCCGTAGTGGAGAATTGGTCGTGTGCAAGAGAGAGAACGGCAATGTGCCTTACAATTTCACTTGCGACGAGCTTTACACATTAGGGTTTCGCCTTGTTTATGAACCTGATCCTGAAACTGAGATTGTCGAAGTAACGATGGATGAAATCGCCAAGATGAAAGGCATTCCGGTAGAGCGGCTTCACATCAAAAAGGAATAGCATCACAGGGTGCGTAGTTCAACGAGAGAACGATTAAGGAGAGACGAGAGAACGGCAACCTCTTATGGTTTGTATCGGCTTGTGAAACGCGAAACAATAAATGCAGGTTCGAATCCTGCCGCACCTCCAAGATAGCCACCGCATAGGTGAGGGGTTTGATTGCTGGCACTAACCCCGCCGCAAGGCAAAAGCAATTTCTGTGTTCTTTGACACATTGATACACGAGAACCATCCGAGCGGATGTAAAACCCGGCGAGCGACTTGGCGCAGAAGGGCTGGCAACAGATAAATACCAATGAACGAGCGATGACCCGGAGTAATCCGGAGAGCCGTATTGATTATTACGCCTGGTGTGGCTTGACCGCCTATCCAGGCTCTATGGCAGGCCTTGCGCACCGTTCTTTCAGCAGTGGGTTATTTCATTTTAGGCGTGAGGTCTGCATCTTGCCCGCGTGCGCTTTTCGGTGGCGCAGTTTTGAAATGGAGTTTAAAGTTACAGTGCGCGCGGGCTTATTTGCAACACCTTAAAACAATTATACTATGGAGAAGAACACTTTGAGGAAGAGGAGATTTCTATGCTTCGACCTGACGCCCAGGTGGAAAATGTGGAAACGGATCGAAGACCTGGAGGTGCGGCTTGCTACATGCCTTTGCGAGCGCAATGAAGCGGATGGACGCCTTATCGAGCGGGAACACGAGGTATTGGCGCTCACTCAAGCACGTGATACCCTGTACAAGCGCATCGACGAACTGGAAGGCAGGCTCAGGAAATTCGACCGTACCCGTGGGAAAAGCGGCAAATACATCAAGGGCTATGACGTACGAACCGCAAAGTAAGATTCTGGCCTATCTCAAGGCCGGCGGCAGGCTGACTGTTCGCAAGGCTGAGAGGCTGTACCACACAACGGAGCTGCGCCGGATCATCAGTCGGCTCCGGAAAATGGGATATTCCATTTGCTCGAACAAACAGAAGGCCGTTACGGAAGACGGGCGGCCGACACAGTTTAACGAGTACTATATGCCACAGGTCGCGGATTCCTGCCAATAATCCGCAAATCGCATTTTAAGTTTGGTATTTGCCATTGGCCAGTTGTGAAGCCCGCGGATGGTGTGCCGCCGAGATCGAAGCCCTGCGCGGTGGCGCGGGTGAGTGGAGATTCAGGCGGCTTTTATTGAGCTATGGTGTAATGGTTAACACACCGCCCTTTGGAGGCGGTACTCCCGGTTCGAATCCGGGTAGCTCAACGGGGTTCTAACCCTAATGTTGTGAGTTTGATCGGGCGCTTGGGCGTCTGTCACAACGGAAGCTGACAGAGGGTATATCCCTCGACAATCCGAGGCTGCGTGAAGGAAGTAGCAAGGCCGAGGCGGGCTAAGCCCACGAAACGGGAGATAAAGAACGCAAATCGGCGGCGCGAAGCACAGTAACGCCGCCACCGCGGGGGCAGTCAGAAGCCCCCGCTTCTTTTGGATACAATCAAACGACCATGAATAAATATCTTCAAGAGCTCAAAGACAAAGGACTGGTGCCTTTACGGCTCGACAACAACACGGTGCTTTGGGTTACACCCGACAAGGCCAATGAGAAGTACAAAACACGCTACCTCAAGAATGCCGAGAGGTCGCGGAGGATGGCATTGAATTTAGATTAGTTATGAATTACGGATTACCTTATAAGGGTTCTAAGAATAGTATTGCGAAATGGGTTATTTCGAATCTTCCCGCGTCGCATACGTTCGTGGATTTGTTCGCCGGAGGATGTGCGGTAACTCACGCTGCCATATTGTCTGGTAAATTCGGACGTTTCATTGCAAACGATATTACGGAATATCCCCAAGTCTTCCGTGATGCCATCGATGGGAAATACCGGAATGAATGTCGATGGATCAGTCGGGAGGATTTCCTCCGTCTCAAAGATGACGACCCCTACGTGCGTCTTTGCTGGAGCTTTGGGAACGATATGAAGACATATATGTATGCTCCGGAGGTTGAGCGGTTCAAAAAACACATGCACGCGATATTTTCCGCGGGAACGCCCACGAGCGCGCGGTTGGCATGGAAAGGATTTGTCCGGGAATTTGCAAAAGTCCGTGATAAAATAGGAGAGCTGACGCAAAAGGTGCTGAAGTTGTGCGCAGCGTGCGACGTGGCACCTCAATACAATGCGGACGGCACATTGAATACAAAGGCGATACATACAGATGTTTTTCGGGTTAAATCAGCGTATTTGCGAAAATATTTACAGAACGCCCTGAAATTATCCGGTCTTACGAAAAAAAGATGTCGACCGACGCCTTGGGAATTATATGGGTAGGCATTATTTTAGCGAATCTCAATGGATGTTGCCATCCTCTGAACAATACGAGAAGTTGCAAGAAATTTTACCGGCGTTAACTATTCCGTGGGCGCCCTTAAACGAAAGTCTGCAAAGTCTGCAAAGTCT